TCTTGCGCCCCGACAGTCGTTCTTGGAACAGACTGATCTGATTCATAGTCCACATAGCAAGCGTCAAATGCATCAGTACCAAAAGCGTCATAGAGACCTGGTACGTCATGCGGTGAGAATAAGCTAATCTCTCCATTCGCAATGAAACGTTCGTAGAAAAGTTTTGAAATTTGGATTGAGTAGTCAAGTTTCCTCACTCGATTGTCTTCTGATCCTTTATTGTTCTTAAGAACAATAATATCTTCTATCTCTTGGTGCCAGATTGGGAAGTGGACTGTCGCGCTTCCACCTCGGATGCCATTTTGAGTGCAACATCTGACAGTTGCTTCAAACTTTTTAAGGAATGGGATAACACCCGTGTGTGCAACTTCTCCACCTCGGATCTTACTGTTGACTCCACGGATTCTGCCTGCGTTGATACCGATTCCTGCACGTTGAGCAACGTAGCGGCCAATCGCCATGTCACTAGAAAAGATACTATCGAGGGTGTCATCGCTATCAACAAGAACACAGCTAGCAAATTGTCGAAGTGGAGTTCGCACCCCTGCCATGATAGGTGTGGGTATGTTGATTTTGTGTTTGGAGATCGCGTCGTAGTATCTCTTGACATAATCGAGTCTGGTAGCCAGTGGGTATTCAGCAAAGAGAGTTAATGCAATAAGCATATACATGTACTGTGGAGTCTCGTAGACTTCTCCAGCACTTCTATCTTGTACTAGGTATTTATCCGTAACCTGACGTAGACCAGCATAAGTGAATAGATAATCGCGTCCATGATCAATCCAAGAATTAATCTTTACCCAGTCTTCGTCACTATACTTGTCTAGAATTTCTTCATCATAGACCTTATTGATCGTAGCATTATATGCAGTCACGTCAAACACTGAAGGCATGCCTTCCTTCCAGATGTTCTTATGGAACGCCTCCTTGCGTAGGCAGGACAGGAGCAGGCGAGCAGCAACAAATTGATAGTTGGGATGGTCCAGGTCAATTAGATCGCTTGCAGAGCGAATCAGGATCTCCTGGATCTGTATTGTAGTGATGCCATCAAAGAATTGAATACCAGAATTCATCTCCACCTGGCTAGAGGAGACACCACCGAGACCTTGGCATGCCTCTTCAACCATCTTATGAATTTTTTCTAGGTCGAGAACCTCAACCGTTCCATCTCTCTTTTCTACATTGATGCTCATACTTTCTTCCATGTGTTCAGTTTAAGTTTAGCTTCCAGTCCACGGTAGGTGTTTGATTCTACCATATGTTGCACGTCATGTCCAGCAAGGTACATGTCGTTTATATCCTTTTGTGTAATTGATGATGGCCAGATAACTACGGAGTTGCCACTATCGATTGTTTTACTGACTCGATTGACGATCTCTCTATTTCTCGGTTCGTTATCGTATACGTAGCAGCAATCGCTAGCAGTCCCATCAGGCACATGAACGTCACTTCCACACATAGCAATCGCATTGCGAATGAACGTGCTGTCAAAGGGACCTTCAGTGATGTATACTCTTTCATTAGCATTTATTTTATCAAGACCAAATATTTTAGGTTGCGATTCGTCTAGTATGATAGTAATGTATCGCAACTTGGTTCTAGGTGAGAGTGATCTACCTTGATAACCAAACATTACTTTATCTGCTGTGTATAGTGGCAGAATAATACGTGGACCATCGCCTCTCATGTCATCGAATGTAGGCGTTTGTGTGTTGGTCCACTCTTTAAATTTAGGACAGTACAGGAAATAATCCAGATCTTTAATTTTGCGTTGCTCTAGATATTGACGTGCGGGGTGAGAGTTATTTAGCTCCGAAATCTTCTGTAAATTGAGAGATGATTTGAATACTGGTTTTTTAAAATCAAACTTTGGATCGGGCGTCTGTGTGCCCTTGCCAGTGAGACCATCACGGTATCTCTCCATGATATATTCATTATAAAGACCAGGGTTTTGATCCTTCAAAAAATTAGTGAAGGTTCTACCAACACCACAGTTGTGGCATTTATAAACATAGTCAGTCTTTACACGAAAAATATACCCACGCGCTAGGTGCTTCTTCTTTTTACTATCACCACAGTAAGGGCATCTGAAGTTATACAGGTGCTCTTTCTTCTTGGCAAACCTTTGTAGTTGAGGACTAACTAAACTTACGTATTTGCTGTCTAGGTAGCTCATTATTAGAATCTGTCACTCCACCCATAATACCAGAAATTGTGGGTGGCGTCAACACTTTCATGAGAGGTGGAACCACTTGTAATACTGCCACAAGGGTCGCAAGGACTGCTCCTGCACCGACAACAAACTTTGCGTTGGCATCCACTTTCTTCTGTACGAGACTAATCCTCTCATGCAGAACCTCATTATCTTTATCATGTCTTACTTTCATTTCTTCAAGCATACCGATGATGAGTTTATCGGCACGTTCAGATTCATCCAAACGATTTTCATGGCGCTCCAAGATAACAGCAATCTTATTACTGTTATCAGAGATTGTTCCTACTGCTCTTTCAAGCTTGTCAAGCATCTCTTTCGAGAGATCTTCATAAATGTTCAGTTTACTTTCTAATACTGCTAATCTACCAAGACCGAGAGCCATACCTATACGTTCCTTACAGCGAAATCTAATGCCGACTGGTACGTAGCAGCATCTTTGTTGAGCATATAACGAAACTGTGTCTGGTGCTCATTAGGAAGTTGTGCATAGCATGCAGCAATCCTCTTTGCAGAAAAATTATCAAGGTTCTGTTGCGATCCATCACCAAATGTAATCTTCGCAAAGGAAGACTCACCAGAAGGATTGAGTTCGGAGGTTGCAACTTGGAGTGCAACGTCCAGGGCATCTTGTTGTGCAGTGGATTCAGTCATAATTTCTTTAGTCACTTCAGTTTCTTCTTTCTTAAGTTTTTTTGTTTGGTCAGATGCCTTCTTTTTAAAGTCAGACATACGAGCCTTCATTAGCACGTCCATTTCTTTCGTCTTGGACTGCATTTTCTTCTTCGCTTCGTCCCGTTTCTTCTGCAGATCTTTAGAACGGCCAAGTTTTTTCATCTGACCGATTTGTTTCTGCGCTCTTTCTGTTTCAGAAGGAGCTGCTTCTACAATTTGAGTATCTAATTCTTCTTTCATTTTCTTACGGGACTGTATACGAGAGAGCATTGTTTTTGCACCCTTGGTGCGACCATCTACCTTGTCTTGATTGGCTTTCTTATATCTACGATGAGACTTTGGGTTAACAAATACGAAAGCAGGTGGCATTGACAAAGCAGCGCCATCACCAGCCATCATTTCATTCACAGTAGATTTAGATTCTTCAGACATTCTTGATCAACGTCGAGGTTTAGACTTTCTGGTAAGCGGTTAAGGGTCAACATAAAAGCTTTTAATCTTGACCAGTGTTTCGCCTCTATTTTATAAAACAATAGAGGCGTTGCAGCATCATCAAATACATTATACATGACGATGATATGATTTAAAATGAGATGAACTTTCAACTCACCGTGCATTTCATAACGACGAAATAAACGTTTGACGCACTTAATCTTATTTAGATCTTTTTTAAAGTCATCATACGTGGCGGAGTTCGGGTTATTATAATTACGTATAGCAAACATCAACCAGTTGTCCTGGTTCAACTCATCGAACTTCATTTATTATTCGGCGGTAGTAACTATCGCGGTAGCGGAGATAACTTCAGTACCACCATTAGTGGAGTTGATCTTGACACGGTAGGAACCAGCGTCAGTTGTTGCATACTCTGCAACCGCAAAGGTTGTTGCAGTCTCTCCAGAAATGTTCGCCCAACGATTTGCATCAGACAACTTCTGCCACTGATAGGTGAGAACAGAAGCATCTCCAGGAGGAGTTGCGATAGCGGCAAGAGTAAGTGTCAAAGCAGCAGCTTCAGCAACTGCAGTATTTGCAGGTTGTGTAGCGATGGTGATTGCTACGCTTACGTCTGCTGCCTGTGCATCATCTGCCTGTGTCTCGTTAGAGTTAGCTTCAGGACCAGCGATAGTTACTAGCATCTCTGCCTTATGGCGAGTGTGACCATCACAATCAGTGAAGGTGTAGTAAGACCACCAACCAGGAGCATTCAAACCACGAGCCTTATTCTCGGCAAGTGCTGCTTCGGTGTCGTCAATAAAAATTGTTTGTTTTGCTTGCGATGATGCAGCAATGCCAATGCCTGCTTTGGCTTTGTTAGCATTGCTGTCATCCTTTCCGTATAGGGACATGAGTTTTCAGCGCGTTTATATTTACCTAATATGTATTTATAAAAAAAAGGGAGCGGCACTATACCACTCCCTATATTATCACTCTTCTCTATTCTTAATCGCTTTGGTGACAACTTCAAGTAGTTGATCATCCATGTCAGTCTTGGTCAGCTTAACCGCTTTAGCAAGAATAACAAGACAGATCTCAACCATCTTCT